GAGATATGCTGTTATGTCATTAAGAAAAGCAAGAATAAAAAATTATGAACCACCCCAACTATATTCAGATAGCGATTTTAATGTATTTGCATAATGCCAAAAGAAATTGAAAAAAAATTAGCGAAACAAGCCCGTAAAAAAGGTTACGGGAAAAAACGTACAGATAAATACGTTTATGGTACTATGCAAAAAATGGGTATGTTAAAACCAAAAAAGAAAACAATAATATAGGAGTAACAATGGGCGGAGTAGCAAGAATAATAAAATCAGTTGTATCAAAACAAAGAGCACCTATTCAAGTAGTGCAACCAAAACCAAAACCAGTTGAAGAACCTAAAACTGTAACTGAAGCAGTTGACACAGTAAAAACTGATAGACAAAAATTAATGGGTTCTGGTTATGGTGGATCTACAATTTTGTCTAGTGCGGCAGGTGTAGAAGACGAAGCTAATGTACAAAAAACTGTTTTAGGCGGCGGAAGAAAAAGAAAAATAAACGCATAGTGATTAAAGCTGTCACAGATGAAATATGGCGTAAACGTATTTTTGAATACGTAAAACCAAAAGCACATATAACAACAAATCTTGATAATAAATTTTCTTTTATAGGTTTTGTAGAGAATGATAATATTTTTGGTGGACTTATTTTTTCTGATTATGATGGTTATAATATATTTGTTCATTTAGCATTAGAAACACCTAGAGTATGTCAAAGAAGATTTATAAAAATGATGTTTTCTTACTGTTTTATTCAATTAAAATGTAGTAGAATGACAGCAATGTGCGTAAATGGTTACACTAGAAACGAAAAACTGTTAAAAGGTGTTGGATTTACAAAAGAAGGTGTTATAAGAAAAGTTATGAAAGTCAAAGATAAATTTGTAGATAGTGCAATTTATGGAATGTTAAAGGAGGAATGCAGATGGGTATGAAGCGAGAACCACAACAGATGCCACCACCAGTTGTTGAAACATCAGTACAAGATAAAGTTGATGCATCTGAAGCGGCATTAGAAGCTGAAAAACAAAAAGCGCTTGGTGCAAAACGTAAAGGTATGTACGGAACTATTTTAACAAGTGGTCAAGGCGTTGAGGAAGAAGCGGCTACATCTAAAACATTATTAGGTGGCACTAAAGTATAAATACTATGGCAACATACGAGTATATTAAAAAACGAGTTGATGCTCTAGCATCTGATAGAGGAACGTGGGAAGTAAACTGGCAAGAAATTCTTGATTACGTTATGCCACGTAAAGCAGATGTTGTTACGTTAAGAACCAAAGGTGAAAAACGTACAGAAGTTTTATTTGATAGTACAGCAATTACAGCAAACAATTTATTAGCCGCAAGTTTACACGGAACACTAACATCACCATCATTACCTTGGTTTAGTATTAAATTACGTAACGAAGAATTAAATAGAAATAGAGATGTGCAGTTATGGTTAGAAGATACTGGAAGAAGAATGTATGAAACATTTAATGAAAACAATTTTAATACAGAAGTACATGAATTATATCTTGATATTTGTTCAATAGGAACAGGTGCTTTATTTGTTGAAGAAGGTAATAAAGGTTTTGATAAAGATGGAATTCATTTTAATACATTACACATTGCAGAATATTACATACAAGAAAATATAAATGGTAAAGTTGATACACTTTACAGAAAATATAAATTAACAGCTAGACAAGCTGTTCAAGAATTTGGTGAAAAAAATGTTGGTGAAAAAATATTAAAAGCGGCAAAAGAAAAACCAGATCAAAAATTTAATTTTATTCATGCTGTTGAACCAACAGATGATTACAAAAGAGCAACAGGAAAAACATCTACTAAATTACCTTTTCATTCTTGTCACGTTTGTGAAGAAGATAAAATGGTAGTTAGAACAGGTGGTTATAATGAATTTCCATATTTAGTGCCTAGATGGTCTAAAGCAACTGGTGAAATTTTTGGTAGATCACCAAGTTACAATGCATTACCAGATATTAAAACTTTAAATAAAGCTGTAGAAATTGGATTAAAAGCATGGGCAAAAGCTATTGATCCACCATTACTTGTTCAAGATGATGGTGTTATAGGTAGAGTTAGAATGACACCTGCGGGTATTACAGTTATTAGAAATGATGGTGCAGTTAAACCATTACAAATTGGTTCTAATTGGCAAATTACAGATTTAAAAGAAAATCAATTAAGAACTGCAATTAGACAAGCATATTATTCAGATCAATTACAATTACAAGATGGGCCACAAATGACGGCTACTGAAGTACAAGTTAGATATGAATTAATGCAAAGATTACTTGGCCCAACATTAGGACGTTTCCAAACTGAATTTTTAAATCCATTAATTGAACGTGTGTTTGGTATTATGTATCGTGCAGGTGCATTAGATACAGCACCATCTATTATTGGTGATACTAAAATTGATGTAGAATACGTTGGCCCATTAGCTAGATCACAAAGAATGGAAGAAGCAGTTGCAATAGAAAGATTATATCAACTTGCTATGAATATTGGACAAGTAGATCCTACTATTATGGATAACATTGATCATGATGAAGCAATTAGAATGAGAGCAAAATTATTAGGTGTACCTAAAACTATTATGAAAGATCCTAATGTAGTAAATGATGTTAGAGAACAAAGAGCAATGCAACAACAAGCAATGCAAGAAGCACAATTATCACAAGCACAAGCACAATCAGCTTTAACACAAGGACAAGCAATGTCACAATTAGGACAGCCAGAAACACAACAAGGAATGGAACAGGCTGAACAAGCGGCTAAAGATCAAGGCCTAATTTAATGTATGGATTTTGAAAACAAAGATCATAAACAATTAAAAACAGATTACCAAACTACTTTTGATACAAAAGAAGGTAAACGAGTGTTGGCTGATTTACAATCAGCTTACTATCATAGATCATCACATACAAAAGGTGATCCATATGAAACAGCATTTCGTGAAGGACAACGAAATGTAATAATCAGAATAATCAATTTAATCAAGGAGGATAAAGATGTCTGATGAACAAATGACCACAAACGACAATCCAGTACAAGAAACTTCAACTGTACTTGGATCGGGAAGTGATAATCAAGATTGGAAATCATCACTTTCAGACGAGTTAAAAAATGATGCTACATTACAAAACTTTAAAGACGTAGAAAGTTTAGCTAAAACTGTAGTACATCAACAAAAAGTATTAGGTAGCAGAATACCTTTACCTAAAACTGATGAAGAATATAATGAACTTTATACTAAATTAGGAAGACCAGAAGATCCTAATAAGTATGAAACTAACAACCCACAAGATTATCAAGATTACTTTAAAAAAGAAAATCTTGATGAATTTAAAAATGTGGCACATAAGATTGGTTTAAATAACAATCAAGTTAATGCATTATTAGATTATCAAATGAGTAGCATTAAACATGAAATGGAAAATGAACCTGCAACTATTGCCGCACAAAAAGATCAAACCGAACAACTTTTAAGGCAAGAATGGGGCTATGATTATGATAAAAATGTTAGAGCCGCTACAAGAGCATTAGATGTTTATGGTGATGATGATTTAAGAGATCTTGTTAGTAATTCATCTGCGGGTAATAATCCTGCTGTTATTAAATTCTTTGCTAAATTAGGCGCTGAAGTAACAGAAGATATGGCTAAAAATACACAAAATAATAGATTAGCTGTATCACCTTTAGATGCAAAAGAAGAAATACAAAAGGTTATGAATGATGCAAGTCATCCTTATCATAAAGGCGATCAAATGGCTGTTGAAAGAATGCGACAGTTACATGAAAAAGCCTATGGTAATTAAGCAACATTTGTGATATATTTACAACACTAAATTCGCCCTTTTAGGATAACGAATAGGTAGCCGTGATGGCTTTAAACTTCCGATTGATCGTATCGTTTACGATAAGGTTTCCCGTAAGGACAAAAGCCGACACACGGAATATAGTATAATGCATTTGTATTATGCTCTCTATTCTTAAACTTAATAGGAGGACTTAATATGTCAACTCAAATAACAACTGCTTTTGTAGAACAATACAAAAGTAATGTGTTTCATTTGGCTCAACAAAAAGGTTCTAGATTAAGAGATGCGGTAAGATCTGAAAGTGTAACAGGTAAATCACATTTCTTTGAAAGAATTGGGTCAACTGCGGCACAAAAAAGAACTTCTAGACACGCTGACACTCCAAGAGTGGATACGCCTCATTCTAGAAGAAAAGTAACAATGGATGATTACGATTGGGCAGACTTAATTGATCAAGAAGATAAAGTAAGAATGCTTATTTCGCCTCAATCCGAATACGCTAAAGCTGGTGCTTACGCTATGGGTAGAGCAATGGATGACGCAATTATTTCTGCGGCAACTGGAACTTCTTATGGTGGAGTTAGTGGTGGTACAAGTATTGCACTACCTGCTGGACAAAAAGTAGCAGTAGCAACAAGTGGTCTATCATTGGAAAAATTAATCAGCGCTAAAGAAATTCTTGATGCGGCTGATGTTGATCCAGATGAAGAAAGATATATGATTTGCACAGCAAAACAAATGTCTGATCTTCTTGCGTTAGAGAAAATCACTTCTGCTGACTACGCAACAGTTAAGGCGCTAGTACAAGGTGCTATTGACAGTTTTATGGGCTTCAAGTTTGTTAGATCAGAAAGACTTGGAACTGACGGAAACGGTGATAGACAAGTATTAGCTTTCACTAAATCAGCTATGGGTCTTGCGCTTGGTAGAGATATTGCTACAAAAATCTCTGAAAGAGCAGACAAGAACTATGCAACACAGGTATTTTTATCTATGACTATCGGCGCTACAAGAGTAGAAGACGAAAAAGTAGTAGAAATAGCTTGTGCAGAATAATAGGAGGATATTATGGCGAGTGTAAAAGGTTCAAATTTTACTAACATAACTGCTGATCCTGTTGTTAAAACATCATCACAGTATGCACATGGTAAAATCAGAGTACAATACGATAGCTATGAGGCTTCCTCTTTAGCACAAGGTTCAGATATTTCAGTTGCTAGATTACCAAAAGGCGCTGTAGTGTATGACATTGTTATACACCATGACGCTTTAGGTTCTGGAGTAACTTTATCTGCTGGGGATGCATCAAGCGCTACAAGATATATCGGCGCAACTGCGGCGGCGACTGCTGGTAAAGTTGTTATGTCTGAAGATGGTGCTATTGATGGCTTCGGTTATGAAAATACTGCTGAAACAGACGTATTGATTACTACAGGCGGCGGAACTGCTACTGGAACTATTAAAGTTGCAGTAATGTACGCTGTTGAGTAATAAATAACTAAACAGTTAGAAGGGGCGATATATATTGAATTATAGTCGCCCCTTTGATATATTAAGAGATTATTATGGCTACAGAAGTATCAATTTGTTCAAATGCATTAAGACGTTTAGGTGATGATCCAATCACTTCATTAACAGATGATACAGAAAGAGCCAGATTATGTAATGCATTTTATACAGATGCTAGAGATGCAGTTTTAAGATCACATCCTTGGAATTTTGCTATTACAAGAACAACATTAGCAAAATTATCTGATACACCTGCATATGGATTTAATTACCAATATTCATTACCAACTAATCCATATTGTTTAAGAGTATTAGAAATGGAATACTCTGATTACATTTTTAAAATAGAAAATGTAGCTACACACGGTAGAGTATTATTAACAGATGAAGGAACAGCTAAAATTTTATATGTAGCTAGAATTACAGATACAAATTTATTTGATTCTATGTTTATAGATGTTTTAACTGCAAAACTATCGGTAGATTTGGCATATCCAGTTACAAATAGTTTAAAAGTACAAGAACAAATGCAGAAACTCTATCAGCTTAAACTTTCTGAAGCACGTAGTATTGATGGACAAGAAGGATTTATTGATGATCTTGTTTCTGATACATTTACGGACTTTAGAAAATAATGGCAAGAGTACATCCTTTTCAAACAAATTTTACTGCTGGTGAATTAACACCAAAACTTGCAGGTCAAGTTGATTTTAAAAAATATAATAATGGTGTTGAAATATTAGAAAACATGACTGTGTTTCCACAAGGAGGTGCAACAAGAAGATATGGAAGTAGATTTGTTGCTGAAGTAAAAGATAGTAGTAAAACTACAAGATTAATACCTTTTGAATTTAATATAGAACAATCGTACATATTAGAATTTGGTGATCAATATATTCGTTTTTTTAAAGACAATGGACAAATAACAAATGCTTCTAAAAATATTACAAATATAACACAAGCTAATCCTGCTGTAGTTACAGTTGCATCACATGGATATTCAAACGGTGATGATGTTTGGATTAATAGTGTTGGTGGTATGACTGAAATAAATGGTAGAAGATTTAGAATAGCTAATGTTACAACAAATACTTTTGAATTATCTGGTGTAGATAGCACAGGTTATACTGCATACACATCTGGTGGTACTGCGGCTGATGTTTACGAAATATCATCACCTTTTACTCAAAGTATGTTGTATGACATACAATTTACACAATCAGCAGACGTTATGTATATTGTGCAAGAAACATTAGAACCTAGAAAATTATCTAGAACAGGTCACACGTCTTGGACATTATCAACTGTACAATTTATTAATGGGCCATATTTAGACGATAACGAAACATCTACAACATTTACATCATCTGCATCTGGTGTTGGTACAGGAAGAACACTAACTGCATCTTCTACAACAGGTATAAATGATGGTGCTGGTTTTAAATCATCAGACGTTGGTAGATCAGTAAGAATGAAAGATGGATGGGGTGTAATTACAGCATTTACATCAACAACCCAAGTTACTTGGCAAATTAAATTAGATATTGGATCTGCGGCGGCTACAACAGATTGGGGATTAGGTGCTTGGTCTGATGATACAGGTTATCCAAGAACAGTATCATTTTTTGAACAAAGATTAGTATTTGGTGGAAGTACAGCATATCCTCAAACTATATGGGCAAGTGAAAGTGGTTTTTATGAGCATTTTCATAGAGGTGCAGGTGATCCAGCAGATGCATTTATTTATACTATTGCGGCAAACAAAGTAAATGTAATTAGATGGTTAGCCCCTGCAAGAGATTTAGTCGTTGGTACAGCAGGTGGTGAATTTAAAGTAGGAAGACCAACTGGTGAGCCTTTACAACCCGACAACGTACAAATTACACAACAAACTACATATGGTGGTTATAATACACAACCAATACAAATTGGTAACTCTGTATTATTTGTACAAAGACAAAGAAAAAAAATTAGAGAATTTTCATACAGATTTGAAGATGATGCATATTTAGCACAAGATATGACATTGCTTTCTGAACATATTACAGGAACAGGAATTACTGATGTTGATTATGCTCAAGAACCAGATAGTATTTATTGGGCTATTAGAGATGACGGAACATTATTAGGTTTAACATATCAAAGACAAGAAGACGTTGTTGCATGGCACAGACATATTCTTGGCGGATCTTATAAACTTACATTTAATGGTGCAAGTGATGTAACTGATTTTTCAACAGATCCTAATTATAATGGATATATTACAATTACAGCACATGGTTTAAATACAGGTGATAGTGTTGTTTATAGCAATGGTGGTGGTACATCATTAAGTGGTTTAGTAAATGGTGAAACTTATTATGTTTACAAAATAAATGCAAATAATATAGAATTAGCATCATCATACGACCAAGCTATAGATAGAACAATACTACAAATAGGTGATGGAGTAGGATCTAATCATTCATTAAAAGCAAATTCACAAGCTAAAAGTGTTGCATCTATTTCAGAACCATCAGAAAACCAAGTATGGTTAATTGTACGTAGAAGAATTAATGAAAATATAGTACAATATGTAGAATATTTAGATCCAACTTTAAATATGGATAGTACGTTATCTGCGCTTGTAAATGATGGAACTACAATTATTACATCATTAGATCATTTAGAAGGTGAAACAGTACAAGTATTAGTAGGTGATGCTGTATATCCAGATCAAACAGTTATAGATGGTAAAATTTCAGTAACATTACCATCACAGGCTAGTTTTAAAAGTATAGAAATAGGTCTAGGTTATACATCTAGAATTAAAACTATGAGAGTTGAAGCAGGATCACAAGCAGGTACTGCACAAGGACGAAAAAAGAGATATAATGAAGTTATGGTAAGATTACATAAAACTGTAGGAATTATTATAAATGGTGATCAATTACCATTTAGAACATCATCTACTCCAATGGGTCAAAATATTAAAGAATTTACTGGAGATAAAAGAGTTATTAATTTAGGATGGGATAGAGATGGACAAATACAAATTGAACAACAACAACCATTACCTATGACAGTTTTAGGTATAACAGGAACATTGGTAACAACAGATTAAGGAGTATAAAATATGGCATTTCCATGGTTAGCATTAGCAATAGGTGCAAGTACAGCAGTATCATATATGGGGAGTATTCAAACTTCCAAAAATATAAAAGCTGGTGCGGCTTGGGATAAATATTACAAAGACATAGAAAAAAGCCAAAACATTATAGCCGCTAACAAACAAGCTAAAAAATTATTAAGTGCTAAAAGGGCGGCGGCAGGTGCAAGAGGTGTAGAAATGTTTACAGGTTCATCTTTATTTGATCAAGAACAAGTTGTTGCGAATTATGAAGATACAAGATTTTGGATTGAAAAAGGAGTAGAAATGGATTTACAAATGATAGACATAAAACTAGCAGGTAAATTAAGTGAAGAAAGTTGGAATAGAAAAGCATCTTTACTTTCTGGATTAGGTAAAACTTATCAAGCTACAACTTAATTATGTTTATTATAAAAGTATGGGAACATGACAGTATGATTTTTGAAGGCAAAAGCAAAGTAATACCAAGAATAGGCGAAGGCCATAATAACTGGTCTATTAAAAAAGATCAAAATGGTGTTGTAACAGAAGCTGTATATAGCCCTGCTAAATACAGAGTAACTTATGAGGATATAATAGATGGCAATCAAAATACCTAGAGGCGAATTACCTACACCAAGTATAGGAAGAAATACAAATGTAATGGATCTTGCATCTATTGGATCTAGATCTGCTACAAGCGCAATATCTTCATTAACAGATACTTTATCTGAACTAGATAAATTTAATAAAGCACATAATGAAAAAATAAGAAATCAAGAAATTATAAATAAGAATACAGCTAACAAATCTTTACTTACATCAGACAAAGATGATTTTATATTTAAAATACAAGAAAATAAAACCTTAAACACAGAAGGTGATTACACAAAAACATATGATAAATGGGCTAATGATACTTTAAACAAGTACAAAAAATTATACGAAAACGAACCAGACGAACAAGCATGGGAAAGATTTAAGTCTGATTTTTTTAGTGTTGTAAATGTTGATGCTAAAAAAGAAATGAGAAGTGCTAGAGGTAAAAAAATATTAGTACAAGCAGAAGTTAATCATGACATAAGTACATCAGGTTTTAAAAAAGATGTAGATAATTTAAGTGTTAATGACAACATTTTTTTTGCTAGAGATTTAATTCTTAAAAAAGAAAAAAATAGACAAACAAATGTAGGTCTTACTTTAGGCTCTGATAAAGTAAATTATGCAGAACAAGAAAAATATGCAAATGAAACTATTTGGAAAAAAATTATATCTAATAATAAAACTTACACATCTGACATGGATGGTAAAACATATACAAATTATCAAGACATTATTTCTGAATTAAAAACAGAAAAAGATAAAAAATACTTTGGTCAATCTTTAGATAATAATACTAGACAAATGTTACTTGATTGGGCTGAAAGTGAAATGGGTGATCAAAAAACATTCTTTACTAATAGAGATGCTAGAATGGATGTTGATAATTCTAAAGATATTAATAAAGATATGGATGATTGGATTAATGGTAAAAATACATTTGAAGCAGATGGACAAGCTGTTACAGCAGAAAAATATTTTAATTTTAAAATTAAAGATCTTAAAATTACACAAGGTCAAAAA